ACCCTCGTTCCTTTGCCTCGTAATAGTTGCCACGACTTTCTCATACTGATCATTCGCAAGCTTTGTTGTTTCATCCCTTTGTTTAGCACTGGCCTTAATCACATCACTAGCTTGTTCAGTGGCAATGGTTCCGGCCTGTAAACGCATCCTCGTTAAAATATCTCCCTGCTCTTTTTCGGAATTCGTCAAGGCTTCAATCGCCATTTTTGCCATTCGCGCTTTAATCGCGGCAATCGCGTCTTCTTCTTTTTGGGTCAAGGTTCTATTTTCAGCGGCTGCCTTCGCAACTATCGCTGCAACATCTGCTTCGAACTTCGTCACCTCTGTCTCTCTGTTGGTGTGCTCTTCTTTCATCCTAGTTAACGCGTACTGAGCTTCCACGGAATCCAAGAGCCCCTGATCCGCATAGAACTTAGTTAGATTAGCTAAATCCTCCGCATAATGCTTATCTCGTCCAGCTTTAATGTCAGTACCCATTTTTTCAAAGGTCCCGACCATTTCGTTGGCAATTCCCTTGGTTATCGTTGTGTTATTTGCCTTAAAGGAAAGGAGAGAAACACCCACTTTGTTATCTAGATCCATGTAGGACGTTACTGCCGCCTTCGTCGAATCGCTTACAGATGTTCCAAATAGATCTGTGGCGGGAATTACTTCTTGTTTAAGTTTATTGGACAATAGGACAGCTCCGCCCGCAAACAGTGCTGCAGCTGCAACCCCTAGCCCAACCGGTCCAGTCAACAATGTAAATGCCCCCGCCAATAGCCCAACAACAGGTGTCGCTGCTACGGCTCCAGCTGTAGCGACTGCCATCGCCCCACTAAATAAGCTAACCACGGAAGCGATTCCAGTAATAACCTTGAATGCTGCGAACCCAGCCACTACTGACGATAAAACAGGGACGATAATTCCAATATTATCAGCTAGGAATTTGAAAGAATTCACTAATCCGTTTATTACCGGCTTTACGTCCTCAATAATCTTTGGAATATTTTGTTTAAGCTCATTACTGAACTCGTTTAACTTAGGCAAGACTTCTTGCCCTAACGGCAATACTAGCCCGGTCAATAATTGTCGTTTGATACCTTCAATTGCAGAACCGAAATCATTGTATTTCACTTCATTTATTTTACCAAGAGCGTCCACGGTGTTTGATATTTCCCCTTGAGTATTCGTTAATGCTGCGATGCCTTTGATCCCGACGTCTTCCCACTGTGTGCCAAATAAAGCTACCCCTGTCATATTTTGAGCTACCTTATCATCCATAGCAAGAAGGGCTGCGGTAGTTTTGTCAAACGCCGTCTTCGACTTATCTCCACCTTCGGAAAACGCCGCAGTCATTAATGTCGCGTCTAGTCCTAAAGCTTTAAATGCCGCCGCTGATCCGTCACTGGCATCTTTTGACCTGATACCAAATTCTTTCATGGCATCCCCAAGTTTATCCACATCAAAAACGCCACTGGCCGCTCCGTTGGCCATCATATTAAACATTTCTTCGCCGTCGAATCCAAGCTGTTCGAAGTGAACGCTATACTCGTTAATAGAATCTAGAAGGTTCCCGTTTTTATCCAGTCCCCATTGAGCACCTTGAGCAATCAAATTGTAAGCTTCATCGCTTGTCATCCCAAATTGTTTCATCATCATGTCAACCGAACGAATTGATTCCACAACATCCATGCCGAAGGTATCTCGCATAGCCAAGGCGCTCTCGGTAGCCACCTGCAGCTCTACCCCAAGTAGTCCTGTTTGCTGCGAGACGCTTGTCATAGCTGCCCCGATATCCTCAAAACTCTCACCGAAATTGTTATTGTAAATATCCAACATGGTCTCTTCCATGCCGGCCATCTGTTCGTCTGCTACACCCGTACTTGCCTGTAATCCGTTCAATGCTTTAGTTAGATCGTCAGACATCGTAACCCCAGCAACAACCGCCCCGAGAAATGCTGCGCCAATAGCAGCGAATCCAACAGCAACCGCAGCTCCCATTGCCTTCACCTTTTCACCAAACTCGCCCATGTTCTCTGAATTATCGCTAATCGCCTGATTATTACTTTCCAACGCTCTTTCCATGTTGTTTAATCCAGCGGTAGCTCCATTAAGCTGAGTTCGTAAGGCGATTACAGCGTTATTTTGCCGATCGTATGCCCTTTGCGCTTGTGCCACCTCAGCTGAATCGGCCGCAAACGCCGCTTTTGTCGCCTCAAGACTTGCTTGTAAGGTAGAAAGTTTGTCATTTTGTTTGTCATACTGAGCAGTTAGGAGTGAGATTTTACCTTTTTGGGCATCCATCTCTTTGCCGAGAACTTGGTTTTGAGCAGTGAGGGCTTTTGTTGATTTGTCGTTTTTATCGAATTGTGATACTGCAAGTTTCATTTCTGACCCGAGAAGCTTGAATTCATTGTTAATGCTAGACATTGCCGATTTAAACTCTTGTTCCCCTGTAACAGCTATGCGTGGACCTATAGAAGTTTCTGCCATGGTTGTATCCCCCTTCTACAACCCTGCGTCATCAAGCGCGTTTGATTGTTTTCTGATTACCTTATTTGCTTCGTAGCTTAATAAGTCAAGATAGAGGTATATATCCATCTCGTCGATGTCGTTAAGCGTCCAACCTTTATTTAGCAATCCTAAATACATTTCCTTTATCCAGTCATTCATTGTAAGTGTTTCGCCCGTTCCATTACTGGCGGGGAAACGTGTCCAGTCTGTTCGTTACACCGCTTATTGCACCTTCCATGGTCTTCTTTAATGTCGGTAGTAACTGTTCGGAGTCAAGCCCATCGTATAATTGGTCCCGCGTGAATTTATTCTTATAAACCTTGCACACGAATTCAGCAAGTTTATGAACACTATCTGGCCCAAAGTCTGTAGAATTAATTTCTTGCCTTACCTCAAGCGCTGCCACTACGAGCCTCGATTTCATTTTTCCAGTTGTGAAAGTTCTTACCTCAACAACGTCTTCACCGTTTTCGTCTTGGCCGGTTACAAATTCAAGTTTTAATTCCATTAATGATTCCTCATTTCTTTAAATAAAAAGAGGGTGTTTCCACCCTCGGTTTAATTATACGGTTCCCGGTACAGTCGCAAGGAAGGTTTCAGTAACAGGAGTTGTCCCAGAGTTTTCATCGGCGACTTTCTTCCAGTCCCCATTTATATTGGCAATGGCGAGTCCGGATATTTTCGGGGTTTGAAATGCAACTTTATCCTCTGCAGTTTTACCCTCTTCAGCTATTTCCTGAAACTTCACTTTAAACAGCCAAACATATCTACTCTTACCGTTTCCCTTTGTCCGTTGGTAGCCAAGCGCTAGGTAAGGAGCCTGGTCACTGACGTTGTATGTCAATGTACCTGTAATCGGATCGAGCACATGCCCTAGGAAGTCAGCTTGCACCTCTAGTGGCATATCCTGTGTCTCGATATCAATTGCGATATCACCTACACTTGTAGCTGTTTCCACCGCTCGATTATCAGCGTACAACGTGGCGCTGTCCACTTTTGGTGCTACTTTAATATTGATAAGTGGAGGTGCAGTTTTTACAGTCCCGTAAGTCTCTAGCACCTCATCCGTCATGATCGCGTACACTAGCTTTTTTATTCCTGTGGTCGCGCTGTTTACAATTTCCGGCATAGTTTAACCTCCTACAAACTTAGTCTTTGGATCTCTTCGTTGATAACCCGGCCCATTTTTTCAACCGCAGCTCTCTTGGTTGCATTTACTGCCGGTCGCATGAATGGTTTTTTCTGTTGTTTGGAAGATCCACTTTCTAGGACTCTGGCCTTGAGTTGGTTCGGCACACCTTTACTGTCATAACCATCAAATCCAAGCTTCGTGTTCCAGTTACCATCGCTATCTCGTTCGATTGGGGTAACACCAAAAGAGGCCAGCATATCACCGCTTGCCTCCGAGGACAATATCCCCTCAAGATTGCTTTTTATCTTGTCGGCCACTACCTTTGCACCCTCGTAAATAGCCTTCTTCGCTATCTCGTCGGATTGTGTGGAAAGGCGCGAGAGTGCAAGTGCAAACTCGTCACCGGCCATAAATGTCATGCGAGCCAAATAGACCACACCCATTCATGGTGTATTTTCTTGGTGTCTGGTTCGTATTGAACCGATTCAAGCCTAAAGGATATCCCGGCATCGTTTAAAGCATCCTGTATTTTTTTACAATTCGGATCATTATCAAGCAGAGTGAAGTAATCAATGGTCCCAGTGATGGCCTGCGCTTGCATCCTGCCATTTGCCCACACTGAGGCTTCCTGCCCATCCTCAGACCACACAATGTACGGTGTTGGCATTCCTGTGCCATCAAACTTTCTGACGTTGCTAGTGACTGTTAGCAGGGCTGTTTTAATATCAGCTAGTTGCATAAGGTTCACCTAGCCTTTCGAGTGTCAGATCCATACTGGGTGGATGAGCGTCTTCAATATACTGGATTTGCATAACCTTGTATTGCTGTCCATCGATCAGAATTGCTACCAGGATGTCTGTGGCCTTTTCTGACAACCCTCTGACTTCTGGGCACCGGATCACGGAGTCAACCTTGATGTTATTTTGCATTGCCGAGTAGAACCTACCCATCCCTACGGTTCGTTCTTTATACCTGAGAGAGTTTTTTAGGATCAACCCCTCACTGGGCATATCGCCCGGGAGTGCAACATCTCCAACTTTGTAGATACTGACTACCCCATCCTCAAACGATTGGTATTTGTGAGATAACATAGGCCTTTACCTCCTCCCTTTGCTGGAGAGATAGAAGCATGGGCAGATAGTTTTTCTCGAACTCATCAAGAGCATTTGCCCTTGCATAAAAGCAATAATCCATCAGCAAGGCGCGCGGTAAGTCCTCGATTGAGTAATCAAGATCAACCCCTGCGAGGTTATTTAATCGAGCAATTCCCCTGCCAATTATTCCGGTAAGTTTTACGTCAGTCTCACTGTCCGCCCATGTGATATCTAGGTAATTAC